GCGGCCCAAATGTCCTAAATCCGTCAGATTTGGTCGAAAAGCTAGACGATATCTGGAATAATCTGTCCTGTGGTTGCATAAGTTCCAACAGCGATGATGAAACCAAGCATTGCTAGACGTGAATTGAGGACTTCTGCCTCAGGTGTGAATCCGAATTTCATTTTTTGTTCTCCAAAGTTTTGTTAATGATGATGACACGTTTGCCATCGTGAGTAAATTGTAACTCATCGTCAGAATGCCACAGTAGCTCTTCATACAAGTCGTCGAGTTTCTGGATATCCTGCCAAAGAGCGTCGGGATTGGGCATGTCAGGTCGTTCGGTTTACTTCGTATATATCAAAAAGCTCCAAAGAAGAATTTACCTGTGATAGCATACGATAACATACCAGAGATGATACCAAGCATTGCCACACGACCGTTCAACTTCTCGGCACGTTCAGCATAAGTCTCAATGCCATATCTGTCAAGGTCTTCCTTTGTCATATACATTGTAGGTTCTGAAGCGAACATATTTGTGCGTCCGCCGTCTTCTGTTGTTACGGTCATGTTACATTTAGCAATGAATCTTTACATAGTATATAGTGATTCTTAAGATTTGTCAAGTAACATGTGCCACTTTGATCAGAGGCACACTAACTAAATAAATAAGGATCCAAATTTTATACGCTATGAAGAAATTACTTCCTATCGTAATGCTTCTGATGACCGCTACTGCAGCGAATGCTGGCGGACTTGTTACGAAACACGCTTCTAGTGTTCAATTAACCGTAGATGCTGCAAGATCTACTGCAACTAGGGTGGGAAATTCATATGCAATCTCAGGTAGTGGGATAAACACTACAGATGGCACAACTGCTGGCGCTGTCTCAGCAGGCACGATCACCTCAGGTGTTATGGCACCTGGCACTATCGCAGCGACACAGCATACAGACGGCAACGCATTCAATTATAGTCAGTCTTTTACTCAAGGTGATGCTATCCCTACTGCTGCTGCCACTACAGGTGCTATTCCAAATTTTTCCACAGTTACTTCTTACACTGCAGGAACTGCTGGATCACTAGCAGGTACTGTACTTTCTACAGGTGCTCTTACGGTGACAGCTGGTGGAGCTGGTAGTACAGCGACAGGACAATTTGTTTCTGAGATCACTGTAATTGACTAGGAGCGTTAGGGATGACCCATTTTGGAAAGACGATCTTATGGTCTGTGATGTCTGTGGTGGGTGTAAGTGTCACACTTGCTCCTGCCCTGGCGGTCCCCGTAATCCCAAACTTCACCCAGGGAAGTATGACCAGCCACACGGAGACGACTAGTAAGGTAACTGAGACCATAAACTCGATGGACTACAACACAGGATATCAATATTCTGCAACTGGTTCTGGCGTAACAGCATCAGGTAACCTGTCACCAAGTACAGGTGCAAATAATGTAACTATTAATGGCGTGACATCATCATGGACAGGAGTAACAAGCAAACCAACATTCACACAGACAACACCAGGCGCTGCGTTTCAGTTCAGCGAAACTTATTCTGGACCAGGATTGTCAAATCATACGATTATAAACAGAGTAACGGAGGTTACAAGCGTAACCGACACAACAAGTATCTTCCAACAATAGCACTATGTCTAACACAAATCATCAATGTGGCACCTGTGGGTGCGGAAACTGTAGGGGGAGTAAGTGCAACTGCTGCCCCCGTTGCAAATAGCTCAGGCTCAGTTACTAATCAAGCTATCCAGGTTTTACAAGGCCCATATATTACTAACACATATGGTAGCGGAATTCAGTGCCAGGGACCTACTCTCAATATAACTCCATATGTAACTGGTGCTATTTCTGCACAAAAACCATATGAAGATTACTATGATACTCCTGTCTATGATATGAGAGACATGGATGAAGATGGAGCACCCGATAATCCAGGTGACATATTATGGATGCAACCAACTAGAACTGGACAGAAAGATAATTACAATGTATCTTTAGGTCTTAGTGCTACATGGTCTAGACCACAGGATAAAAAATTGCAGCAACTTTGTAAAGATGCGGCACAAGCAAATATTAATTTGATGACTCAAGCTAATGCCAATAAGCGCCTCGATTTTGAGATTGCAAGACTCAAAAATTGTGGAGAATTAATGAAGGCAGGAATTCGTTTTGCTCCTGGCACACAGTATTCAAAAATTTGTGCTGATGTACAGGTTCAAGGTGTGAACTTTATGGTTCCACATATTCATTCTATTCCCGCCCCTTCAAAATCCGAATTGCCTTATTCCTCTGACGCTGTTGACCTTGGCGCTCCCTTAACGATTCAACCTTAACATTCTTACCTCTAATAGCAGCAATCTTTTTAATAACTTTCTTAACCGTTGGTTTGACTACTTTTAACAGTAAGTCTGCCAGCGGTTTTGCTAATAGTGCTGATGTAGTAGCGATGATAGCAATACCACCTACCTGCATTACCTGCCCACCACTAGGTAGACCAGCAACTATTTGTGTAGGTAAAGAAACTGGTTCTGTTATCTGAACACACGTCTTATCAATGAGTTTATAACCAACAACTTCCTTTCTAAATCCTTCTACTAATGTTCCTACAGGTTCTTGTGCTTGCTGCACTTTAGTAGGACACTCCACTTCCGCTGTAGTAATATTCTTTGGTACTTCAGGTGGTTTTACTTCTGGTGCTTTTGGGGGACGTACAGGCGGCACCTCTGCCTCTCCTGTAAACTTCAAATTTTCTTTATTGTAATCTATTGGATTGAATGACGGGACTTGTCCATCACAAAAAACCTTCACACCTTTAGGATCATCTCCTTCCAGCATGTTATTTTCATTCACTTCATGTGCTTCCACACATCCAGGAATGTCAATAATAGGTACACCAATCTGATTTGTTATCGGAACTGGTACTTGTAATGCTTGGGAAGGTTCTAACAAATAATCAGGAGTGAAGGGGATACGGACAATATCAATATCCCCTCCTTTAATTTTAATATCAGGTATGTCCATCAGCAATCATTAAATACACTACCAACTTGTGAACCTAGTTCTGATCCTGCTTTCTGTCCTAGTAGTAGTGCCCATCCACCTGCCAACCAACCCACGTAGGGGACGCTAGCAAGGGCAGGAACGGCGACTCCAGCAGCAATAGCACTACCTGCCATCGCACCTTGACTTCGTGCTCCAGCGTCCGCCACTAAACACTCTGCTTGTTTTGCAGTTAACTTTCCCTCTTCACCTGTTGCACCTCCTAGATTCCTAGTTCCCTCACGGGTGTATTGATCACGGCGATACTCAGTTCTAATTTCGGATCCACCACCAAACAATCCTCTCTTTTCTTTATCAACATCCAAAGACCTTTCGGACTCTAGAATCTTAGGATCGTCAGCACGGAATTCAATTTCATAACCATCTTTACCTGCCTTAATTCTATACGATGAGTAAGGACCACGAGGAAGATTGAACGTAGGAGGTTGAACTATCGGTTCAGGTTCCTGTTTAATAACGTAACCAAGTAAACCAATATGTGCTACAGCAAATAGACCACCAATACTGGCAGCAACTATCTTAAATGTAGATGATTTTTTTGGTGTTGTTGGTGTTGGTATAATAGATTCTTCTTTCTCGTGGTTAAATATACTCATGGTTAGAATGGCATAGTGGGACTAGGCGTAGCAGGCCCAGTTACTTCAGGTACAGATGGCATAGCAGCATTTACCATTCCTGGTAGTGCTTCTGTGATTGCTTCAGTGATAGCAGCAGTTGCTTTCTCCCTAGCACCTTCAATTAATGTATCTTTTTGAACGTAAAGATAAGCACCACCCCCTAAGACAGCTAAAGAAACTAGACCAGATAACAACGCGACACCATTAATCAATTTTTGCATCTTTCTTCTCCAATGTAGGTGCTTGTTTTGATTCTTTTTCATCCTTCTTCTTAGAAGGCATGACCCCAAAAGTAGCTAAAGTGCCAGTAAAAACGCTGGCAATAAAAGTTGGATCAATATTTTTCTGAGGAATACCAGGAACAGTTACATAATTAAGGGTCAGAATTGCTGCTGACCAACCAAGAATAATAACTCGGACGAGAGTTGATACACCCTCATCCGCCCACTCAAATTTGTTTTCCTTTTTGGCTTCCTCTTTCTTTGGATTATCCATAAGTAAA